CCTTGAACGCTCAAGGAACGTATGTTACTGCAATGCCGTACAACTTGATCTTGGTTGAGTCAGTTGCTCAAACTGCTGGCAAAGTGACTACATTTGTCAAAGGTCGCTATGATGCCTTCGTAGGTGGTGGAATCGAGTTTGGTCGCTACACAGAAACTTACGCTCTTGAAGACTTGAACCTCTACACTGCTAAGCAATTTGCTTACGGTAAGGCACATGATGAAAAGACTGCTGCGGTTTGGGAATTGAAAATTAAATAATAGGTGGTGACACCGAATGGAAGAAACAAAACAATTTCATCCGCTCCTGGGAGCATTCAAGGAGCGGATGAAAATCTTTCATGATGCAGAGGATACCAATCTCTCACGCATGCTCACTTCGTCAGAAAAAGCGATTCTCGACCTTACTGATTCATTTGATGCCAGCGATAGCCGTGTAGAAGAATTGATTCTTGAACGGTCGAGGTATCTCTATAATGACCAGGTTGAATTCTTCTATGCGAATTTCCAGGGTGAGATTTTGGAACTGTCTCTTAACAATTATCAGTAGGAGGGAATATGGTCGAAGTTTTAAAAGAATTTTTCGATTTAAAAGAGAATGTGATCCGCAAAGTCGGAACCACATTTGAAGCGGATGAAGCTCGACAAAAGGAACTGATGGAAAAACTACCTGGTTTCATCAATCCAATGGTCGGGACTACTCCTAAAACGACAACAGAAGAAGTAGTAACACAGGTCATTGAAGCCTAATTTTAAATACAAGCAACTGGAAGCAACCAATGGGGACCTAAGAACGCCTATCACCTTCTATACTTCTAAGGTGGAGGACGGTTTGGACGGTCGTGATATCAGCTTCGAGAAGGCATTTTTTACTTTTGCAAAAGCCTACTCACCCAGCATGAAGGATATTGAAATCTCCACTGGTAAATCAATGGTTGCAAAAATGACTCTGAAAATTCGGGATCCACTGACTAGCTACCAGCCAGATGTTCGGCACTTCGTGGAAGTGATGGACCAACGCTTACAAGGTAAACACTGGGACATCATTGACGTTCGTCCTGATTACGATAATCGTGATTTCTTGATCGTCATTATCGGAGGTGGTCGGGATGAGTAGTGGTGCGACATTGGTCGGATTCGAGGAAGTGATCCGGAATCTAGAAGCCAAGCTCGGAGACGAAAAGGTGAGACGGTCAGCCAACAAGGCACTGAAAGGTGCTGCGACCGAGACCTTGGAAGATTTCAAGGGCGCCTTGGGTGTCTACAAAGATACTGGTGAGACAATCGCAAGTGCGACTGTCGGAAATGTCACTGGAAGTTTTGAAGGTGTCCCAATGGTTAAGCTTGGATTTGGTGCTGGTTCACGATGGCGCTTGGTCCACTTGAGTGAGTTTGGCTATGCGAAGAAGGCACATCCTCGAGGATTTGGCGTGATTCGAAGATTTTCAGAAGCAAACAAAGAGAAGTTTAAGTACAGACTGGCTTCTAAATTGAAAGCGGAGGGACTTGGATGATCAAAGATAAATTGACCGAAATTTACAACGCCTTAAAAAGCGATGAAGCACTTTCTGGGATTTCTATCAAGTCGTTTAAGCGTCCTGAGACGCTTTCTGAGAAGGAGCCGAGCATTGTCATCATTCCGGTCGGCCCTCCTCTTCAAAGCGACCGTGGGAGCAATACAAGTCTGTCAAAGACTTTTCTCTATCAAATCAACGTAGAGTCTACTGACCGCATCAAATGCAAAGAGTTGCAAGGCGCTATTGAGAAAGTCATGGAGTCAGAAGGCTTCTACCAAACAGACGGGGGTCTAGATACGTGGATCCCAGAAATCAAACGCTATGTAGATGCTCGGACATACAGAGGGAAAAGCTCTCTATATGACGACTATTAGAAAGGAATTTTAAATAATGGGAAAAGAAAAACAAGGTACAGCAACAGTCGGCTTTAAGAGTTTGACGGTACGCATCTTAGATGGTGGAACACCAACTGAAGGCACTAACGTCTTTACTATCCAAGGTAAAAAAGGAGAAGGTGCTACACAAACTGCTAAAATCACTGGTCTTGCAAATGATCCTACCAAGACATTTGGTAGTAACATCGCTTACCACGTAAATAATCGTGGAGTGGGTGACTTGAAGGTTGAGTTGGGACTCTTGGACATCCCAGTTGCATTGTACGCTAAAGCACTTGGATACACTGATACAGATGATATCCTCGAATTTGGTGCTGATACTGTATCAGCAGATGTGTCTATCTTGCTCGAATCTAGTACAGCAAGCGGAGAGCTTGCCCTTTACGGATTCTACAAAGGGAACCTCTCAATGGATGCCATCGACTTGAACACAATCAAGGATAAAGCGGACGAACTTGCGACTACCAACGTAACTTTCACCGCTGGGGCTTCTACTGCAGAAGACTCAAAAGACAAGTACGGAGCTATGTACTTTGGTAAGGATGATACTAAGGTACAAAAACTTAAAACTAAACTTGGTATTGTAGCAGGCGGATAAAATAAAACGGGGGCATCTAGCCCCTTTGTTTTATTATCTTAATATTGTAAACCTTTTCAAGTTTTGGTAAAATAAGATTGTGGAGGTTTGCGATGAAAAAGAATAAACATTCGATTTTGATTTTATTAACTATTGCATTTGGTATCGGTCTAGTAACGATGTCAGGGCTGTTATTATCTGCGATGAGTGAGAAATCCAAGCTAGAAAAGAAATATGAGAGTCTCAAAGAAGACAAGGAACAGATTGAGAATATCAAGACTCGTTTTGTCAATTATGTCTACACTGTGGACAGCAATCTCGCTTCTGAGGCTATGGATTTCACATTAAGCGAAGGTGAATATCGCTATCAGTTCGGGGAACCGGTCCTGTTTAATCAGACTGAAATAACAGTTGGGGAACCGAAAAAAGACACTTCAGGGTTACTCGCTATGGAACATGATAAAAATGAGTACAAAGCTGTCACTGTCACCCTGACAATCAATAATAAGAACACATCAAATGTTGAATTAAACCCTAGAAAATTCTTTGCGAGTGACGAAGATGGGGAATATCTCGGATTTGATTCGGTATTTTCGAATGACAATACTGTAGCTATCAATTCGGATTCCAGCGTCGTCTTCCAGGCTGGTAAGGAAGGTCATGTGACTATCATTTTTGCGATGAAGCAAAGTAATGCGTCTAAGGATGTCACAAAGGTCGAATTCGGGAAAAATAACTGGACGAAATAAGAGAAGGCACCGCAAGGTGCTTTTTAATTTAGAAAGGGAAAATAAATGGCTAAAATTACATTCACTATGAAGAACGAGAAAGGCGAAGATGTCCTATACTCCAGTAAAGAAATCACTACTCGTGACTATCGTGACTATCTTGTGCTCAATGACTCGCTCACGTCTGAGAAATCAGAAGTTGAAAAATTGGATCAACAGTTGAACTTTATCGCTTCGCTTTTTGAAAATGTTACAGTTGAACAATTGCTGGAGCATACAGACTTTGCAAAAATCATTGAAGTATTTATGGACATCTACGCTCATCTGGTAGGTGATGTGGACCCAAAGGGGAAACAATAGATCCCAAAGATGCTTTAAAGCATTTTTATAAATTTGTCAAAAATGTCTCTAATGGTCCGTACAATATGAGTATCAATGAGGTGATGGATATTAGCTGGGATGACTTAATCGGTATCGTCGATACAAGTAGCGATCCGGAAGACGAAACTCCGCTAGATATTGCAGACATATTTGACGGGATATAAAGTAAAGCCTTTTTAAAGGCTTTTTTTATTTCGAAGGAGGAAAAATGGCAGGTGGAACGCCACTAGGACAAATGTATATCGAACTAGGGCTGGACGTGTCAAAGTTCAATCCTAGCTTAACAAGTGCAAAGAATGCAGTGAAGTATTTCCAAAATAACGTAAAGGCACTCGACAGCACTTTAAAATCTCACGGAAATAATGCAGATTTATTGAAATCAAAGTACAAATCACTTGGTCAGGCGATTGAGGCACAGAAAAAGGTCCTCGATCAGATGAAGAAAGGATTTGATAAGCTTGATCCTGGATCTGCTAAGTATGACAAAGCTGCTGCAGATATCGAGCGTGAGAATGCGAAGCTATCTGCAATGGAAGGTCAATTGTATAAAGTCGAGCAAGCTTTGAAAGCTGTTGCTCGTGAAAATAGTTTCTCCGGCCGAATGGAAGCTCTGGGGCAGAGCATCAAAAAAGGCGGAGAAAACATTCAGAACTTTGGTAAAAAGGTTTCTGACCTTGGCGGGACCTTAACAAAAGGTCTCACTGCCCCACTTGTCGCTAGTGCTGGATTTGCGCTCAAGGCTGCAATCGACTATGAAAGTGCCTTCGCTGGGGTTAAGAAAACGGTTGATGGGACACCTCAACAGTTCGATAAACTTTCTGCGAGCATTCGGAATATGGCTAAGGAAATGCCATCCAGTGCGGTTGAAATCGCACATGTCGCAGAAGCAGCCGGGCAATTAGGTGTACCAGTTGGGGCAATCAAAGAGTTTTCTAAAACAATGGTAAATCTCGGCGTCTCAACAAACTTGAGTGCGGAAGAAGCTGCATCCTCGATTGCTAAAATCGGGAACATCATGAAGGTCTCCAAGAATGACCTGGGTGAATGGTCCAGTCATTTTGGGTCTGCAGTCGTTGATTTGGGGAACCACTTTGCGACTACCGAGCGTGACATTGTCGAAATGACAAACCGTTTGGCGGCTGGAGGTAAACTTGCTGGCTTGACCACTCCTGAAATCCTCGGTCTAGCGACTGCGATGAGTAGTGTCGGTATTGAAGCCGAGGCTGGTGGTACAGCCATGACACAGACCCTTACTAGTATCGGTAAGGCTGTTTCTGGTGTTGGTAAGGGTGCCACTGAAAAGTTACAACTAATCGCTCAAACTGCCGGGATGACCTCTGAGCAGTTTACTAAGGCTTGGAAAGAAAAGCCAGCGCAAGCCTTGCAATCCTTTATCAAAGGGTTGCAAAAAGCCACTGACGAGGGCAAGAACATGGACGGCATCCTTGACGAACTTGGAATGACAGGTATCAGACAAGGAAATATGCTGAAATCTCTTGCATCAGCATCTGACACTATGACAGATGCTGTGAATCGCTCAAACAGTGCATGGAAGAAAAACAGTGCGCTGACTGAAGAAGCTCGCAAGCGGTATGAAACCACTGAATCTCAGTTGAAAATCTTTAAGAACAAGATTACGGACATCGCTATTGAGTTCGGAGGTCCATTGCTGAAGGCTTTAAATAGTGGACTGGATGCTGCTAAACCTTGGCTGAAAACTCTGTCTGAGATGGCTGAGAAGTTTAGCAAGATGTCATCTGAACAACAACAGAATATCATCAAATGGGGCTTGATGGGAGCAGCCGCTGGGCCTGCTCTTAAATTGCTCGGTGGTGGCCTTGGAATCATTGGTGGATTGACTAAAGGTTTTGGAAGTCTTGTTAGTGGCATTGGTAAAGTGTCTGGTGCTATCAAGACATTTAAAGATGCTGGCTCTATAGCTGGTGGATTTAAAGCCTTATCTGCAAGTATTAGCGGAGTAGGTACTGCAACTGCTGAAGCTAGCACAAGTACAAGCTTGCTATCTACTGCTGTAGCATCACTTGGAAACCCCGTTACTTGGGGAGTACTGCTTGGTGGAGCTGCATTAGTTGGCTTGTCTTATATAGCTGAGCAGATGGCAGAAGCTGAGAATAGGACACAGCGCTGGGGAACTTCTGTAAGCAAGGTCCAAGATGAACAACTGAGCCGTTTCAAATCCAAGGTTGATGAAGCAAATAAGGCGATTGTTGACTTTGGGGCAACTGCTGGAAATGTCGATAATGTCAAGGCTTCTTTTGAAAAACTCAACAGTGAGATTGACAAGCTGATTGATGAGAAGAAAGAGAAGTTGCAAGCTCTCGCTAAAGAAGTTGGTATGAGTGAAGAGGTTCGTAAGAATCAAGAAGAGCAACTCGAACAAACCAAAGTAAATGTCCGAAATATGACCGAAGAGGTTGGTCGTATCTATCAAAACGCTAAGGACCAGCACAGAGACCTGACTCTTGAAGAGAAAGCTATCGTCTCAAACATCCAAAACCAAATGATCAGCCAGGAATTAGACTTGCTGAATATTTCTAAGGATAAGAAACATGCTATTATGCAAGCTATGAATGGCGATGTCAAATCCATGAATGAAACACAACGTCAAGATGCGTTGAAAGTGGTCACAGACTGGATCCTGGAAGAACAGAAGGTCTACGAAAAGCGCAAGCAAGCTATCAAAGACGCATACAAAAATGATGGTTCCGAAAAAGCAATTCAGGAACGTAATCAGAAGCTAGAAGAGCTGGAAGCAGAACATCTTGCCAGAAAAGAAGCTTACCAACAGAAATATTTTGAGTTAGAAAAGAACTTCCTCGATAATTACAATGGTAGATGGACTAAAGAAGCCATAGGAGGCGCTAAATCTCGTATGGGAGCATTAGGCCTTGATGTGAAGCAATTCGAAGAGTATATGCGTTCTGCTGCTGATACTGTCACGACATCATCTGGGATCGTTGCGAAGTCCATGGCTAACATGAGTAAGGAAACTGCTGAGGCTAACATGGTCTGGAACTCCCTCGTATTTGATGATAAAAAGGGTGAAGTTAAGACGAATGCTAAGGAAGAAATTTCCAAGGTGTTGGAAGCTGAGAATGGCTGGAATTCAATTGAATTTATCTTGAAGAATGCCAACCTTGAAACGAATGCTAAGATGCTGATCGGCGAGACCTTGGTTGAAACTGGTAAATGGAACGAGTTGACTCTCGAACAGAAAGAACTGGTTTTAGATGGCCACAAAGGCATGCAAGCTATCCTTGAAAATAAGGAAGCGCTCGCTCAATGGAATGCCCTTCCAGCAGAAGTAAAAGAGCTGTTGATGAAGAATGAGGCATTCCTAAACTCTGGGAACCTTGCCATTTCTACTTTGCAAAAATGGAATCAGTTGACCCCAGAGCAAAAAGAGCTTATCGCTAAAGATTTAGCTACTGGTGAGGTTACTAAAATCCAGCAAGCCCTTAACTTGCTTGTCGGTATGAATCCTAACATCCCAATTGATGCTACGGACAATTCAAGCAAAGTTATCTCCCAGGTAATGAACGACATCTTGAACATTCCGAAGGAGACAAACACCAACATCAATGCGGATGCAAGTGGTGCTGAAGCTGGGAAGAACCAAGCCATTGAGGCTTATGGGGCAGTCAATGCCTATCAAGTTCCTGAAAAACTAATCACAGCAAACGCAGATAATGCAATCCAACAGGGGCAAGCTGCTATCAACAAGCAGAATGAATGGAATGCAACTCCATCTCCTACAAAACAACAAACTGGCGATGCTGGTAGTGCGGTAAATGCAGGGCAATCTGCCATTAACAAGCAGAATGAATGGAACGCTCTTTACAGCCCTATGAAGTACATGACTGGTGATGCCACAAGTGCTATGAATGCTGCTAACTCAGCAAGTAGTGCTATTCAATCAGTACCGACTAGCTGGCATACAACCATCACAGCTACAGAAGTGGTCAATCGTGTCGTGAACACTGTCGGAAGATTATTCGGGCATAAAGATGGTACAGACTATCACCCAGGTGGACTTGCTATGGTCAACGACCAGCGCAATGCTGTCTACCGTGAGATGGTCACGTTACCAGATGGACGTAGCTTCATTCCAGAAGGCCGAGATGTTATCATGCCACTTCCTCGTGGATCCAAGGTCTTGCGAGCTGACAAGACTAAACGTTTGATGCAAAAACTTGGCATTCCTAAGTATGCATCTGGTATTGGTATTCCGGAGGATGCAAAATTCTTGAAAGAAATGGAAAAAGCCAATCGGGAAATCGTGCTAATCGATAATAAAGGTGGCAATGAGTACGATGGTCAAAATGTCGTTGCTGAGATTGCGTTTCTGAGGTCAAGTTTAGAAAAGTTATTGACTGCTATCCTTGAGAAACCATCAGAAACCTATCTAGATGGCAATGTTTTAGCACAAAATAGCTACCAACGCTATTCTAAAATCATGGCAAGGGAGGGAATCTAATGTTTAACATGATTATTAATGGGTTTGACACTGGATCAATCCCAAACTGCTATGTCACCGACTACGGTGAGGAGCAAATGGCTCAGCCACGTTTTGACAATAATACGATTTATGGGGCCAACGGTGATTATCCAATCTATGATGGTGCCTATGATGGCTACGATAAGACTGTCAGCCTTTATGTTGTAAAGGAAGAAGAGGTCCAGAAAATCCTTGAACAATTCAATCAGCAGAATAATGCAGTAGAGTTTGGGCATCGACCAGGCTCTATTTTTTATGCTGACTATGCTGGCTCAAGTTTCAGACAAAATGGTATCCATGCTTGGTCACTAGAAATCAAGCTCAAGATGCATCCTTTCCGCTATCAGAAAAACAATACGGAAGTCGTATTGACAAGTAATGGCACTGTGACGAATCCTGGTACGGTCTATTCCGAACCAGTTATCACTGTTGAGGGAAATGGTGATGTGACACTTACGATTGGTAAGCAAACCATGCAACTTACGATTGATACGAAAGCAACAATTGATTGCCGTCACAAGAAACAAAATGTCTATGACAAGAATGGAAATTTGAAAAATACCTTGAGAAAAAGAGGTGGTTTCTTTGAGATTGCTCCAGGTACATCCGGTATTGCAGTTTCAGGTACCGTCTCAAAAATCACAATTAAAGGGAATTGGAGGTATAAAGTATGATTTATCTACAAGAGGGAAACTTCCCTCTTAATGAAGCTTTTAGCTCCGAAATTGTTCAAGAAGCTAACAGCACATATCAACTTACCTTTAAATTCCCTACATCAGATTCAAAATGGGCATTGTTAACTCCGGAAACAGAATTAGTTGCTGAC